CTCCTATAGACGTGTCTATAGCGTCCTGCACTTCGTCCATCGTCAGCGAACCGATGAATTCAAGCAGGGTCTGCCACGTCGCGCCGTCCGTGCCCGGCTCTTTTATGCCCGCTGTCGTGTCTGGCCCGTTCTCCTTGAGACAAACGTAAAAAACGTTGTTGTGTAAAACCATACAGTTAATGTTGTACTGCAAATTGTTTTTGTAGGTGTACTGGCCACCAGACTGCGCCCACAAGCAGAAGGCGGAAAGCATGTATAGAATGCCGTTAAAGTCTGCTCTTTGCGGTGGGATACCGCCCATTTCAGGTTTTACCTGTGTTATGGCCGGAAAGCCGTTGATAAGACTTGCAAGTCCGTACGCTTCGTTGTTGCTGTCCGGGATGATGTTTTTAGTACCTTGGTCTGCGAATGCCCGCGCAAAGTTATACAACGGTTCGTTGACGCTCATAGTTATCGCCCCTTTTTATTCAGAAAGTGGCAACCATCTTACAAAACTAGCACCGCTAACGCTCCATGACGCCCCTTTAGGGACTGGAAAAGAGATAGAGCAAGCACCTTGGCCGTATTTACTACGGCCTGCCGTATGCATGACTTGTAGGCCGTTGACGTACGCCGTTATAGATGTGTTATCATAACTTTTTGAAGTTATAAAGCCATCTGTAGCGGCCACGCCGCTGCTGCCTACAGTTGAATAAGCTCCCATGCTGACCGGCTTCGGTTTGGGTATCTCTCCTATAGACGTGTCTATAGCGTCCTGCACTTCGTCCATCGTCAGCGAACCGATGAATTCAAGCAGGGTCTGCCACGTCGCGCCGTCCGTGCCCTTTTTAAAATCTAGTGACGCAATCTAATGTTTCACGTGAAACATTCAATCTGATATGGTTTCTTCATCGTCCGGAACGAATATTACGCCGTCGGGCATAAATACGCCACAGTTAAACGGCTGTAATCCGCTGCCGTCAAAACCGAATACGTTCGATGTATCTATCATTACCAAATCCCAGCCGACGCCAGCACCTACGCACAGCGGGCCACCAACCTTGAATATAGCTAGGTCTTCATCTGACAGATACAACTTGAAAAGAAATCTGACGTGCATTGGGTACGAATTGTAATACATCCCATCTTCGGTTTGCTTTTCGACGAGGACATTTAAAACCGTAACACTGTAGTCAGGAAACAGCTGATTTATCATGTAATTCAGTGTATACAAGCTGGCGTCTGTGATGTTCGCCAGTGCTTTATAATAAAGCAGCTTCCTATATCCTTCATCATCAAGTGTTATTTTCGTGCTGGTTGACTGGTCATATATAGTACGGTCCATGCCTATGATAGCGCCCCATATGTCCAGCCCTACGCCCTGCGCCGTCGCAATGTTAAATACGTTGTCGTAAAAGGTCCAGATATCCGGCGTGGGGTCAATGTTTTCCCGGAAGTCGGCTAGTATCTGGTAAATGGTAGGACTTGCAGAATACTGCGAAAGCAGATACGGCTGCTTTTCCTCGCGTATGTTATCGCAGGCCCTTACGTCTTCATTGCCTCGAAAATCCATGTTCTGACCCCCTAAGCGTCCAGCGCAACGACGGTTATGTTATCCTCGGACAAAACCGGGATTTCATCCGCAGGGATTTCAATACTATCTACACGGCTGCCGCCGACAGGATATTGAAGCTCCACGCCCACAAAATCATTTACACCCGTCTGGATTATGCTTTTATAAAAGCGGCTGGCGTACAAAACTTGTGCCATCTTGACGCGGCTATAGTCGATAGTCTCGCCGTTGAAGTTGGCCAGCACGGCCTTTTTTATCAAGCTTTCATAATCTGTAGGCAGGGATAACGTTTTCCTGATAGTAACGTATATACCCATGTTGATAGTTTCGGGTATCTGGTAGTAGTACGTATTCTCGGCCTGCGTCGTTAGGTCGATAACATCGACTTTAGTGTTGCCGTTCGTTCCGCAGCCGCCGTCTATCTTTTGATGTATAGCGTTACCGATGTCTTCCGGCTCGCCGCCATATACGCTAATATACAGGCTATGCGGCGATAAAGATACTCCCATTTTGGTGATGAAGCTATCGCCCCGGTTTTCGACTACCTCACAGGCAACAACGCCGTCAAGGTCGCTGACCACTCCTTGTACTGACATCGCTGTGCCATGCGCGTTTTTCGATACGCTTTCTGCGCGGCGCTGCTCAAATTCGACCTGCGTCTCGTTGTTTCTGCCGGTAACGCCAGAAGCGTCATTTGTTACACTGTCCCAGCCCGGTACGGCAGTAATGATTTTTGTAAGAGTGTTCGGGCCTACTTCGATAGGTCCATACTGCGTGCAGCGGAAAACCGCCGTAGCTGTGCCGTTTTCATCAATCGTGGTGACTGTGGTGTTTAGAAACGTGTACCCGTTCACGTCCTGCACCAGCGCGCCATAAGGTATTATAGTGCCATACGCACCCTTGATGTTCCCGGTGACGTAAGTCGGTTGGGCGACGTGACGTGTCAGAAAGTAAATGTTTGCCAGTGCGTCCTGAAAAACGCCTGCCGCCGTTTTAGGGTTTAGCTGGTTGGCCAGCGTGAGCAGCGCGCTATCTTTCTGGTTTATCAGAATTGCCTGGCCGTCGATAAGCTGCCCGGCCGGGGTTTCGGTCTCGGTGTTAAGCAGCGGCTTTGTCGGGTCAACGGCAAAAGCTTTCTGCCATTGCTCAACCAGCCGCGCCCGAATAGTCGCCGTGTCTTCTACTACGATACCGGTATCCGGGTTAAATGTTATTGCCATTTTCGCAGCTCCTTTCTATCAAATCTGTATAGTGACATTCTTACTGTTAAGCGTCGTTATCTGCACTTCACCGCCATCTATGCGACCCTCGTTGTCGTAGTCTATAGCAACTTCTACATCCGTCACGCCGTATATCTCACTCACGATATCTTTTATCCTGCTTCTAAGTACCGACGCTGATACAGAAGACTTTTTGCCAAGCGTGATATCAAAGTACGGAATGCCGCGCGTCATATCAAGTGGCGCGTCTTCGTAGAACAGGCGGCAGGCGTTAGCGGCATTTTGAGCGACGGCATAGTCACCCGACGTAGTGGCGATGTTCCCGGCGTTGTCGACAGCAACATCCCATGCGTTATTGAGGTACAGCGTATAAGCGATAGGGTCGGTATTCGCGCAAGGGTTGAGCACTTCCTCATACTTGCCGCTGACAATAATTGGTTCGGTTACTACTGGCGGCACTGGCTCCGGTCTTGGCGGCTCCAATACTTCAATCTCAAGCGTGTACGTGTTTTCGTTGTCGATTGAACTTTGAATGCCCTCGAAGCGGAAGGGACCCAACACGGCCGGGGCTAGCTGCTCGAATGTAAAATCAAGCGTCAGTTCTTCGTCCATAACATCACCGCCTAACTGTTCTTACAAAATTTGATAAAGTCTTCCGGCGGGTTGGTGATATAGTATTCTCGGCCATTTTTGGTTTTAATATAGTAATGGTCGAGTTTTAACTTTTCCCCCGCCTTTTCCGGGTTATCGTGATAAAACGTTTTTTTCAGCTCGAATACATCAATGCCCCCGTCGGCCGTGATATAGTTTTTTAATTCGTCGACATACTCCAACAACTCCGGTTTAATCATTGATATTCACCGCCTCAAAAAAACGATTAAACTGCGCCGGACTGAATGCGTCAATTCTCATGTTTTCCGTATCCAGCGTGATATAGTCGCCAACTCTGATATGCGTTCTTTCCAGCTCTAGACCGCAGTTCTCGAAGTGGTCAAGGTAAAGCTCTGGACCGATAAAAAACAGCTCGTCACGTTCAAACGCCTGCTGCACCCATTCCGGGCAGTAGTATCCATCGGAGTTTTTCAAATCCCCGTCGAATTGATACGCTTTGAACTTCTTGGCCAAGCGATATAGTTTCTCCATTTTCTACACTCTCCCTAAATTGTTGTAGTTGTTTCGAGGTATTTAATAAGCAGCGTGTTAAGTATAGTCTGGTTATATTCCGCGCCTTCCGGTATGTTGATTTTCACATAGAAAAGTGTGTTGATGTCTCCTACCTGCGGAATAGTGATAGCTTCACGCCACACTATATTGTCTGGTGACAACGTCACCCAATCCGGATTAGTACCGGCCACGCTGATAGCTATTTCATAGGCGTGCTCTCCGTTCGGGCAACGCAGGGCATACGCTACCGGGTCTCCCAGTGCGCCTTTTTCCCCTGCATACTTTAGCGGGTTCGCCGTTGATAGCAACGCGCCGTCTGTGGCTCCGGCGGTGACTGACCCGCCATAAAGTCCTAGTTGTGCCATTTGTCAAAACCTCTCTTTCTGCGATATTGGCGACGGCCGAACTGGCGGCGCCGCTTTCAAGTCGTGAAATTTTTTCACGGGTTCATTGATTTTTGATTTTAAGTCTGTTATAATGAATGCGGTACAACAATAACTTCTTATCTCGACGCCACGGAGCGAAAGAACTGTGTTTGTTTTGTGGCTTGCCACAACCGGAAGGCGCCTGATTCGTCAGGCGCTTTTCTGTTTTTATTGTTTACATTATATCACATATCTGCTATAATGGAGTTGCAATCAAAATACATCACCTTTCTGAAATCAGTGACGCGATTAAGAAAACAAGAGGGCGGCCGCAAGGCTGCTTTTTTGTTGCCATTTTTCTGACATCGAGGTATAATATATATGAGCGTAAGCTCTCTTCTACCTACACCTTTTCAATATATTTATTCCATCCTGACCCTAAAACAAAAAGACTGCCGAACGTTGGCAGTCTTTTTGTTTTATCATTTTGCGGTTGCAATGCCAGCAGCGGCACCCAGCATAAAAGCTACGGCCATGAAGAACACTAAATTCATAATCATGCCATTCGCTTTCAGAAGGTTAAAAAACTCTTTCATAGTATCAGCTCCTTTGCGTGTTAGTTTAGAGAATTATACCACACACAGCGGGATTACTTTTTCCGGCTGGCTGACTCAAACACTGCTATCTGATACCAGATAAAGCAGCATTGCGCCGCAAAGATTAGTAACTGTGCTTCGTATTTTTCCATATGGTCATAACGGACTATAACCGTTGTTAAAAATATCTGACTGACCAGCACCAACAAAAACGAAACTGGTATCATTTTTATCACCTCACAGCCCCTACGTTGACCGCTGACGGGTTTTATTGCAGGGATGTTATAAGTTTACCCTTGTCAAAAGTTAAGCGGCTTAAAACTCAAAAATGAATTTTCGCAACTTCTTCTTTAACTCCATTAGTAACGATGTAATAATCTGGCAGCTTCTTTTTCGCTGTCAAACCGTATGCCGTCTACCTCGGTAACTCTATTGCCATATTTCAGCACAGGTACAGCCCCGGGTAAATTCGCCGGCGCCGTTACGCTGTCCGAACGTATTTTACTTACAAGGTGTGCTGGTAGTTCATTCCACGTCGTCATTTATTACTACCGCCGATAACATAATTTCTAGAGCTTTCTTCTCTCGCCTTAACCGGGCATTTTTACCGCCGAGCTGACTATTTTTCCGGCGCAAATGTTTGATTTCAGTCAGTATCTGCATAAGTACTGGTTTCAATACCGGTACATACTGATCGCCTGGTTCTTTTTCGATTAACGCCATCATAATTTTTATATTTATTGGTTTCACTATTTCCAACTCCTTATATTTAAAAGGCCGCCCCCTGTGGTAAGGCCATTCCACAGGTATACTTCCCTTTTGCGCCACATTGCTTGTATATAGTGCCGAGGCAGTAGCTGGGCAGCAGTTTTAAATTAAAATAATTCTTGCTGCAAATCTTCTTGTGCAAATCTTCTTTCAAGCTGTTCAACTGAATAGTCGGGCTTAAATTTGTATGCTGTTCTGCTGTCCATGTCAATAAGCTCTTGCCACAGTTCAGGATAATGTTTTCGTAACGTTCGCAGTTCGCTAAGACGTTGTAGCGGACAGCACCAACAACTTACACGTTTAAAATGTTCATATAATCCGTCCCAGTCAAAGCCTCTATCATAGCAGTACTGTAAAGCCTGTGCTTCTGTTATCCCCCAATCGAACAAAGGGTGTATTGTGTTTTTGAGTATATTCTTGTGCCGCTTCGGTTCGTCTGCAGCTATACCGATGTACTGGGTATATTCACCTTGGCTTTTTAGGTATTTCTTTGTAGGTTCTTGCTTTAGCAACCGAGTGCACCAACGTACCCACATTCTCGCCCAGCCGTAACCCTGCGACATTTTACCTTTCCCCTTGGTCTTGATATGCTCTGCGAAATAATAATCAAAAGATTTTTCCGCTTTTAAGGTAGTAATTTTTCGACCTATGTATTGCTCAACCTTGCCAATGTGGACATACATACCTGGGAACTCTTTTCCTGTGTCGCAGAAAATTATTTCATCAACTTGCATTCCCTTTTCCAACATCATTAGCAACATGGCGGTACTATCCTTGCCACCGCTAAACTGTACGATGTGCTTCATATCATCCTCCTAAAACAAATTTATCGGTATATCTGCTTCTGCGACTTCTCCAAATACGTCAAGTGCATTACCGCATATGATTTTATTCATAAATTTCCCCACTCTATTCATTGCTTATGCTAATATCTTCCTTTTCTCGTAAAAGCTTGAATTTACTGACTGTTTCCCGTGCTATTACGGCCCGTGTATCATCTGACCACATCAAGCAGTTCGGGCAAATATGCACCTTAAAACGTCGGCCTCTGGTTACGAGACTCCCCGCCGTTGTATCCTTATGGCATATATCGCAATTCATAATCTCACCTCAAAACGGTTCTGACTTATTAGTGTTCAGCTTGTCAAAATGTTCTTCCCCTAAAATCTGTAGTTCTGCCATATCTGCAGCAAGGTTATACATTTTTGCGTGCTTATTATTTCCATGTGTATCGGTAACCTTAGCTCTAAATTCGGCAATAGTCCCTAAGAAACAACCACAAGACACTGTTATACCTTTGTCTTTATTTTTGAAAAATGTCGTAAAACTAAATCTACTACCAATGCGACCGATCAATAAATAGTCAGCGTTGCCGCACACCTCAGCGTTGCCGCACACCTCAGCGTTGCCGTACACCCAAGCGTTGCCGTACACCCAAGCGTTGCCGTACACCCAAGCGTTGCCGTACACCTCAGCGTCGTCGCACACCTCAGCGTTGCCGTACACCTCAGCGTCGCCGTACACCCTAGCGTTGCCGTACACCCTAGCGTTGCCGTACACCC